AAAGCTGTGACGGAAAAACCACAGGAGAAGAAAGATGGCAAAGAGTAGTTTTTTTGAAGGTGTAGATAAAGTATCAAATGATGATTTCTATCAACCAGCATGGTGCTCATGGTTCTTTGCAGAGTGTTCAAGACTTGCATATAAAAAAGAGTTAAAGGCAAGAAAAGAATATAGAAGAATAGGATTTACTACATACAATTTCTATAGTGTAGAAGGTGCTCAAGTTCATGTTGCAAAAAATTCAGATGTAATTGTTATTGCGTTTAGAGGAACAGAACCAAAACAATTCTCAGATATCAAAGCAGACTTGATGGCATGGAAGAAAAGGTCAAGAGTTGGAGGACAAGTTCATGCTGGGTTCAAAGGAGAAGTAGATAAACTTTGGGCAGATATAAGAGTAAGTCTAGGAAGAAAAGGCGGTAGAGATATATATTTGTGTGGTCATTCACTAGGTGGTGCTATGGCTACAATATGTGCATCAAGATTAATAAGTGAAACTAATAGTGGAGGTGTTGAAGGACTATATACTTACGGTTCACCAAAAGTAGGTGGTAGAAAGTATACATGGCATCTTCATGTTCAAGATTTAGAACATCACCGTTTTGTTAATAATAACGATATGGTTACAAGAACACCGTTATGGATTATGGGGTATCGTCATTATGGATACTTGACATACATTAATCATTATGGTAATATAAGACCTATGACTTCTTGGCAAAGGTTTAAAGATAAGTTAAGAGGTCGTTGGGCTGCGTTACGAAAATTTCAATTTTTTGATGGTATTCGTGACCACAATATAAACAAATACTGTGAAAAGTTAAAACAATTGGTTAAGATAGAACCAACATTTGGAGGTAAAGTTTAATATGTGGGAGATGATACAAGAGATGGCAAGTGATAGATTATGGATTTACACAGCTCTTGTCGGTTCATTGTTCGGACTTGCATTTTCAACATACTTCAAAAGTACTAGGATTGGTCTATGGTTATATTCTAAATTTGATATGATATTAGATTACTTGGTAATGCGTTGGGGTTGGACTTGGTTAGAACAACCAGAGGACGCTTGGAGAAAAAAGTATCCTTATGTTACTAAGAAAATTGACGAACTTGAGAACAGAATAAACAAACTGGAAAAAGGAGATTAACATGAGAGAATGGATTAAAGAAAAATTCGAAAACTCTAAAGAATGGGTAATGGACAGAAAAGACGAAAGAACAAGTCTTGATGGTGTTGCTCTAATTGCAATGGGTGTTATTGCATTATTTTTCACACCATTAGTAAAGTTTGCAGCTTACGGTGCAATCGTTTATGGTGCATATACTCTAATCAAAGCAGAGTGGTAATATGGCAGATTTGGAAACAGAAGTAGCACTACTTAAAAGTAAAGTTTCCGACATGGAGAAACTTCATGTACGGTTAGATGATGCAATCGGTAAGATATCAGAGGTATCAAACTGTATTAACAGAATGCTAGCCGTACACGAAGAAAAACTCTCACAACAAGAGGAAGCAGTCTTTGCAGCTGAGGAACTCATAGAAACAAGAAGAACAGAGTTATCTAACGAAATCAAAGAACTGCATTCCAGAATAACAACTAACACGAAAGAGATTATGAATATCGCAACACAACAACATAAAGAACACTCTGAAGCAATATCAAAACTTCACAGAGATATAAACAAAAGAGTTGGTGTGTTAGAGAAGTGGCGTCATGTACTAATTGGAAGTTCAATCGTTATAGGATTTATTTTACATAGAATGATAGATTTTACTTGACAAACCCCACTCTTTATAATATTATGACTGAATGTATATTGAACAAAAATATTTATTACTAGCATCATCACAATTACAAGGATTTAAGAAGAAGAACGACTATGTCTACAACTTCAGATGTCCCTATTGTGGTGACTCCCAGAAGTCTAAATCTAAGGCTCGTGGGTTCTTTTTTCCCAAAGAAAACAATCTTATATATAAGTGTCATAACTGTGGAAAAGGTGCGTCATTAAAGAACTTTTTGAAACATCTTGACCCCAAGTTGTGTAACGACTATATATTTGAGAAGTACAGAAAAGACGATAATACTGTACAAGTTAAGTATGAACAACCTAAGTATTTTGGTCAAGGAGCAAAGTCACTCAAGAGTATTAAGAAAGTATCATCACTCAAGTTAAACCACCCAGTAAGACAATGGATAGCTGAAAGAAAGATACCCTCTCAATACCACTACTTGTTGTATTTTGCACCGAAGTTTTACCAGTGGGTTAATACAATTATAGAGAATAAGTTTCCAAGTCTTGAGAAAGACCACCCTAGACTTGTGATACCATTCTTTGAAAACAATAAGATGTTTGCTTTACAAGGAAGAGCTTTCGGAGATGAGAATCCAAAATACATTACAATCAAACTACAAGATAAAGAAAAGATATTCGGACTCGAAAGAGTAGACTGGAAGAAAACCGTCTATGTATGCGAAGGCCCACTTGATAGTTTGTTTGTAGAAAATTGTGTTGCGACTGCACAGTCAGATTTGAGAATACCACATGACGGTGCAGTTTTGATACCAGATAATGAACCTAGAAATAGGGAAGTAGTAAAACAGATTAAGAAGTATATAGAAGAAGATTATGCAGTCGTATTATGGCCAGAGTATGTAAAAGAAAAAGATATTAATGATATGATAAAAGCTGGTAAGACAAGACGACAAATAAAAACAATAATTGACGAACATACATATAAGGGTGTTCGTGCAAATTTAGAATTTAGTAAATGGAGTAAAACAAATGTCTAGCAATTATCTACCAACATCATACCAAGAATTTATTCACCTATCAAGATATTCCAGATGGTTACCAGAACAAAAAAGAAGAGAAACATGGAATGAAACAATTTCAAGATATTTTAATTTTTTTGATGAACATTTAAAAGAAATGCACGATTATAAAGTTCCAAAGATAGTAAGAGATAAATTAGAAACTGGTGTATTACAATTAGATGTGATGCCTTCCATGAGGTGTTTAATGACAGCTGGTGAAGCATTGAAAAGAGAAAATATTGCTGGATACAATTGTTCTTATGTTGCAGTAAATCGTGTGCAGGCGTTTGATGAAATACTTTATGTATTGATGAACGGAACTGGTGTAGGTTTTAGTGTAGAAAGACAAGAAGTAAGTAAATTACCACAAGTTGCAGAAGAGTTCTATGAGTCTGATACAGTCATAACTGTTTCAGATAGTAAACTCGGTTGGGCGAAAGCATTCAAAGAATTAGTTGCAATGTTATACAGTGGTCAAATACCAAGATGGGATTTAACAAAGGTAAGACCTGCTGGTGCTCCACTAAAAACATTTGGTGGTCGTGCATCAGGCCCAGAACCATTAGAAAATTTATTTAATTTTACAGTTAATACATTTAAGAATGCACATGGTAGACAGTTATCATCATTAGAGTGTCACGATATCGTTTGTAAGATTGCAGAGATTGTTGTAGTTGGTGGTGTAAGAAGAAGTGCATTGATATCATTATCAAATCTATCAGATGACAGAATGAGAGATGCAAAGTCTGGTCAATGGTGGGAACAGAATGGTCAAAGAGCTCTTGCAAATAACTCTGCATGTTATACAGAGAAACCAGATATGGGTATCTTTATGAATGAATGGAAAGCACTATACGATTCTAAGTCTGGTGAAAGAGGAATATTCAGTAGAGATTCTGCACAGAAACAAGCTGCACTAAATGGTAGAAGACAATCAGACCATTCTTTTGGTACAAATCCTTGTTCAGAGATTATTCTCAGAGATAGAGAATTTTGTAACCTATCTGAAGTTGTAGTGCGTGAGTTTGATACTAGAGAATCATTACTAGATAAAGTTAAACTTGCAACGATACTTGGGACATTCCAGTCTACATTAGTAAACTTTAAGTATGTATCTGGACAGTGGAAAAAGAACTGTGAAGAAGAAAGATTACTTGGTGTATCATTGACAGGTATTATGGATAACGAACTTACAAATGGTAAGAGAGGTGATACTGCGAAGTTACTTGATGAACTAAGAGAAGAAGCAGTCAAAGTAAATAAAGAGTATGCAAGTAAGATTGGTATTCCACAGGCTGCAGCTATCACTTGTGTAAAACCATCTGGAACAGTATCTCAGTTAGTAGATGCAGCTTCTGGTATTCACGCAAGACACAATCCTTATTACATCAGAACTGTTAGAGGTGATAAGAAAGACCCACTAACAAAGATGATGGTAGATGCTGGGTTTCCAGTAGAAGATGATGTAATGAATCCAAGTCATACTGCTGTCTTTTCATTTCCTATGAAGGTACATAAGTCTGCTGTATTCAGAACTGATATGACTGCAATCGAACAATTAGAGTTATGGTTAACTTATCAGAAACACTGGTGTGAACATAAACCATCTGTTACCATTTCGGTAAAAGAACATGAATGGTTAGAAGTTGGTGCGTGGGTATATGCAAACTTTGATTATATGAGTGGTGTATCGTTTCTACCATTTAGTGAACATACATATAAACAAGCACCTTATCAAGATT